CGCCTGATGAGGCTTTGTACCTTGTTGGCCAAAACAGCAGGCTGATAGATCAGCGCAGTAATATCTGCACTCAGCTTTTCAACATTGTCAACAAAATCGGTTATCTCTGTAGGAATAGTCGGAAAGACATCGCTGATTCCTGCGACGATATCGATCGCATCTTGTAGCAGATCGTTGGCAGCATCGAAAAGGGACTCCGGCCCTTCAACTGAAAACTCTTCTGCAAAGTCGTCCTCGAATACCCCTTCACAGATACCAGTCTTCTCTTCAACCACAGCAGGGGTATCAGGTTTAGTATCGGGAAACTTATGCTCACCTGATTCCAAAAAGTTAAGAGTAAAAGTAGCCTTGCCGCGCTTGTTTGATTTGTGCTTTACCCGGCAGTCAAAGGCACGAACCTGCATCTGGCCAAGTTCAGGGTGAATCAGTGTGCGAGCGCCCTTCTTCTCCAGCTCCTTAATCAGTGCATCACGGGCCGCCCTGTAGTCCGGGCCGATTACGTAGGCACTAAATGAGAACTGCCGTAGCTTACGCCCGCTATCTTCGATATACGGGATATCTCGCAGTGGGAATTCATGCGGAATTAGACGACGACCAATTTCCACATCATCATATCGGACGTGAAAATGCGCATTGCCATAAGAGGCAGGCTGTAGTTGGTCGCGCCAGCTCATGCTAGACTTCCTGCATTCACACCGCCACGGACGCTGTCATGAAAATATTGCTCTCTTTTTTTGCACTCTCTCTTCTGATCACAACCAGTCATGCAGGAACACAGCCCCCTGAATATTGGTACGATGTGAAAGATGGGTTTTATTATGGGTATGAAGCAGTTGAATCGCCCAAACTTGTTATGGCCAGATATCTTGGTGAGCGTAAAGGTATATCCGCCGCTATTGTTAAGGAAGACCAAGAAGCTACGGTTTATTTTTGTAAACCAAATTGCAAACACATTAAGGTTCTTCAGTTCTGGCAGCGTGAGTTGATTGAAGAGACCATGCTTAAGATGGTTGATGGCTCCATAGCATGGGAAATTTTTCAGGACATTTGGAATGGAAAGCTTGAACGATATCAGCGTGAGAGCGATGGCAAATATCTTTGGGCAGACAAGTCTGGGCCTCAATGGACTGATCAATAATAAGCAGCAACACATAAAATATTTAGTCACATTCTTCATTACATTTAGCCCCCCATCATCATTCCAACATCAAGATCGAGATTCACATCCTTGTTATCGCTGGAAGCCTCCGGTACCTGCACCCGGCCTTCGCTATCAACCTTAATAACTACATCCACTTTGGCATTCGTAGCCACAGCCGCCTTGGCTTCATCATTACCAAAAAATGCCAACGCCTTGGCGATTGATTCACCCAGTGTGTGCTGAAATTCTGTGCCTCTTATAAATTTTTCATTGATCAGCGTACCTACGCCGTAACCCGCTGCACCAGAGGCCAAAACCCCTGCAGCTGGCCACATCATCCTGGCGCTACGGGCAGCCAGCGAAAGCTTGGGTTTGCCTGAGCCATAAAGATTGTTCAGATAGTTTGGAGCTACCTCAGCTGCAGCTGTAGCAGCTGCGCTACCCAGGCCCAACCCCTTACCCAACTTCATGAGCTTCCTGGCTCCAAATGCAGCCAGAGCACCACCTGCTACAGTTGCGCCTACTGTCAGTGCCGTATCTGTGCGCTCGTTGCCCAGCTTATCCAACAGATCAGCCATATCCTTAAAGGGTTCTGCCAGCTTGTCATCTGCAAACTTCTTCAAGGATGTAAAAATGCTTTGCAGCGCTGCAGCTGCATCATTAGCAGCACGGGCGGCGTCTTTTGGGATGAGATTGCCGTTTGCTTGTAGATCCATAAAACGATCCAGCATTGTGATGCTGCCCGTTTTATTAAACTCGCCAACAATATCGTTAAACCCTCGTGCAGCCTCATCCCCAAATAGGGGCTGAATGATGCTCTTACGCCCTTTGGCTTTAGTGACGATCTCCTCCATGAGTTCATTGATGGGGCGCAGTATTTCACGGCCTTCTTTGAGCGCTTCAACATCGAATACCTGGATGCCGCCCTGTTGTAGCATCTTGGTCTTCTTGGGATCTGAGAGCACCCGCAGCATAGCCTCGAATGTGGTTGCTGCTCTTTCAGCATCACCAGTACCGCGCATGATGACCTGCAGTGCAGCTCCCATTTCACGGATAGCAGGAAGACCTTGACGGCCCATTGCCGTGTAGGCTGTTACAACACGGGGGCCAAGGTTAGCCAATTTCTGCAGCGTGAATGCTCCCTCCTTGCCTTGAGTGGTGAGAATATCCAGCGCCTCCCGCACTTCCTTTGGATCAATGATGCCCATCTTTTGGAACTCAGCAGCAATGCCGCCGATGTCCTTACCAGCAGCACCAGTGGCACCAATGGCCAGAGCGAAGTTCTCCAGGTTGTTACGTGCGAAATCCAGATCGCCAGTACGCTCGATAATCTCTTCAACCGAGGCGGTCAGCTCTGAGGGATCAATGCGGATAGCAGGAGCACGGGAGGTTTCAAAGATTTGCTCCTTGAGTTTCTCCATATCCGCTTCGGTCTTGTTGGCCTGAATACCCAACCGGGTAAATCTTCGCTCAAGCTTCATCACCCAATTGGCTGTGCCTACTGCCGCAGCACCCGTCAACATGCCGGTATACCGATTCCCCATTCTATCCAGCCCACGGCCCACGGCCGCAGTGGATCTACGCATCATTCCCATATCACGTTGTCCACGCCTGCTGAACTGGTGAATGCTGTTCTGGTATTGCTTCGCCCGCCGGACAACATTGCCCGTGAGATCCATGCGAATTGATGTTAAGAAATCAGTCATTGAGCTGTTCTAAGGTTCTAAAGAGCCTTGATAAGGGAAGTGAACGGACATGCTGAAGTGGGTCATTTGTCAGCCTCGTTACCCAGATCGATGCCTTCTCCAGGTTCTCCACACTCCCCATCAGATCGCCCCCGCTGTACAAGCGCCTCCATTGCTGCCTTGTCCAGCTTTTCAGCGCTTTTCTGTAAGAGCGACAGATCAGCGGGTTTCAGCTTGCTGATCTCTTCCAGGGTGAACGGCCCTTTTATGTCACCGATACTAACGATCTGCCGACAGAGACTGTATAAACCTACAAGAGTGGGGCTGGTCACCAGTTGGTAGCCATCCTCTGTATTAACAACCCGTTCAGACTCCATACTGGCCTGGATAATATCCTCAGCCGTGGACTCACGCAGGGTGGCCTCCTTGTGCCAGATTTCTTGCTCCTTTTTAACTGTTTTATAGCCAAATATAAGTGGTACTTTTGTCGTAGCCATTAGACCTCCTCGCTATACTCAGCAGACAAGTTCAGGCTTATCGATTTACCACTGACATCCATCACAGGCGGCTCTGTGACAAAGGCCTTAACCATCATCCAGGACTTACCCACATCAGGCTCAAAGATCACGGTGGCATCTTTTAGATCACGTAACTCAGCAAGGCTGATATCCGCTGTGGGCATTACAGAACATTTCAATGATGGAGAGGCTGTCTCTTCACTGAAGAAGGTTTTGCCGCTGTCGCTTGGCTCTGGATTGCGTTTAACGCCACCAGGGTCAAAGGTTGCTCCTTTCTTGGTGAGTATCTCGCCGCTACCAAGACGGATCTTGGCGCGGCCTACGATTTGGTTAGACATGGTTAGACTCCTTATTTACGAAACTCAGAATGAATGGCGGTGATTCGCATGTTGTTTATTAACTTCGGCGAATCGTACATATTGAGACGATCGGAGTTGTCCTTATCGATCTGCGCATCCAGGGTTGCTTTATAACCTGCACGATCCTGGCACCAGCCACGCTCGATAAAGCGATCATATAGAACAAGCATGTCCACTTTTGCCAGCTTGGGCTGCATGATGTTGCTGCCTTGGCCTGCAGGCACATCATCCTCTGCCAACTTATGACGCGGGTATGTCTGGGTGAAGTGGTGACGCTGATCCAGGCGGATGCGCTCCAGCGTTTCGGGTGTGTTGACATAGAGCCAGGCATCATCAGCCACACCGCCAGAGTTGATCTGGTACATGGTGACCTGTGCCTCAATGCGTACCTGGCCACCGGCATCTACTATGGAAGTACTCACGCCATCGTAGAGCAGCTCATTACGCGATGGATCATCCCAACGATCTGCGCGGGCGGGTGGCAAAATACCTGGCAGCACCAGGCTTTTTAGCTGACGCGCAGGATCAATGCTCAACGACTGACCAGCGACTGCTCCATTGACTGCTGCCCAGATCCAAGGTGCGGTTGGGCTGGCACCTGTTGGCATGCAGGTAACATGCTCACAGTTGCGGCCATTACCAAAGGTGCCAGTGGCGGCTTGGGTGCCTTTGTAGGCGGTGAATGCGCGACCACCAATCGACTGCATGGGGCCAAAGCGTAACCCTAATTCAGCTTCCAGGAGGGTGAGGTTTGATGCATCTGTATAAGGGCAGACAATCCAGTTGAACCACTCACCGGCCATGGCATCGATGGCGGGGGTGATGACTGGATTACCAGCACCGGCTGTCTCTTCAGTTACGGTAAATCCCAGGCCTGCGGGGATCTTATCGGTATCGTAATAGCCGATACGGATATCGATATCACTGCCGGTTTCGCCTTTCCAACGGCAGGTTAGATCAACTTCATAATCATTGACACCGTTCACAGCAGCAATGAAAGGCAGGTAGGCATCATTGATGTCATCAACCATCGCTGCAGCTACTACGGTAGCACTGTCACCACTTG